TAACGGAGAGTTATTAGTAAGAGGAATTGATGATCCTCCACCGATGGTAGAAACCCCAATAGTATCTCCACCGTTTGTATGATATGTAATAGCATCTCCAGTTTCAAATCCGTGTGCGGGAAGATATAATGATCTTGTCTGAACGAAATATTGCGTAATTCCTACTCCAGGATTTGCGAATGATAATGTTATACCCGCACCAACTCCAGTTTCAGATCCCAATCCAACAGACTCAATTGGATTAAAATAATACTCTCTATTTCTCTTTGCGCTGAATGAAGTATTATATCCAACACTAAATGAGAATTTTCTTGGAAGTTGTGAAACCTCGGAGAATATTGTATGTGCAGCAGATACTGTTCCGTTGTTTGCTCTCAGTACTCTAACTCTTGAAGAAACTCTATCAATGTTCAAAACTTTTACATCTTCACTATCAATACGAAGAAGATCATTCACTTCCAGTTTATCTGGACTTAAATTGCCTAAAAGTGAAAAGTATGTAACAATGCCAGTTGAAGTTGACGAAGAAACTTCCCTGTTCAACTTAAACTTACTAGTGGATACGCCAACTCGATAAGAACCTTCTAAGAAAGATGATGTTGTTGACAATCCAGAAATTGTCAATATATCTTGATTGATAAATCCATGATTTCCAGTATAAACACCAATAAACTCTCCTGTGTTAGTGTTGCCTGAAGGATAGAATTCTAATCCGGTTAGCCTGGTGTTTGCAACAGATAAAGTTCCAACTCCAACGCCCAAAACTCTAGAAACTTTTGCAGCCGCAAAGAATCCATCAGAAGGATCTTGTTCAAATATAATTCTATCATTGATCTTATAATTAGAACCGCCAGTAACAATTCCAATAAAATCTACTGATCCTTTTTTGACATGTTTGATAACAGAGTCTTGATTTACGTATTTGTATGATTGGTTGACATACTCATAACCACTCTTATTTCCTCTGAGAACATATGGATACGTATTTCTAATCCAATTTGTGTTGTTTAAATCAATATCGTCTTGATTTGATTTTTTTCTAAAGTTAAATTGATTTGGTTTTGAATTATAGTATTTTCCAATTAAATATGGGAACGCTGGTGCCTTAAAGTTTTTAAATATTCCGTCAGAAGCGGGTGTCAGATCAAAAGTTGCAAAGTATGCATATGTTCCATTTGGATAGTCTGGCGTAACGCAGAATCTACCGTTATTTTCATCGAGAACTGCTTCGTCAGTTGAATTTGTCCAAGTATAATCTTCTACAAAGAATCCTTCGGGGAAGACACTCAGTGGAGGTCTATTTGGTTTTAGATCTAAAGAATATCCACTCTTCAGTTGAGTAACAACGCCTCCAGATTTTGTTGCATAACCAAAAGGACCATAAATCGGATGACCATCATAAGACCATCCAATGATCGGTGAGTGGTTATCATTTTGAGTTTGCTCAATACCTGCAACAAGAGTTAGATCTTTCTTACCGTATAAAATTTTTCCTCCTTGATCTGTTGCATATATTGACTGTCTTAATTTTCTTGGAGCATATGCATACGAACACTGAAGTTCATTTTCAATGTTTGTTCCACGAGAAAGAAACACATCATCTTCAGTAAGATTTGTTAAATTTTTCTGAACCTCATTGACTTTCCATGATTGAAGTTCAAAACTAAACTGAGACCCACTGCCTGCGGATTCAACTATGACGGTAGTTGTTGAAACACCATAGCCAATTCCTGCCTGATTGATCTTTATTGACTTAATTGTACCACTTAGAGGTCTTCCCCCAGAATCTTGTCCGGGACCTATTTCTGGGACCAGCAGAGCACCTGTGCCGCTGCCTGTGTCTTTAACAATGAGTCTTGGTGGTGAACTATAACCAAACCCAGCATTATCAATAACTACATCAATAATCTTGCCAGTTCTTGGATCGACAATGGCCTTGATTTCAGCATCTTGCCCAGATAAGAAGTCAATTTCTGGCCATCTTTGGAGGTTAATGACCTCTGAAGAACCATAACCAACACCTTTATTTGAGAGATGGATTGAAGTTATTTCTCCCCTAACAATTGGTTGCAAAACTGCATTAAAATTCTTACCTTCTATGGAAGAAATACCAACAGATCCAATAACTTCAACATTGATGTTTGGATAGTTGAATGTATGAGTTCCTATGCCAACACCCGTTAGATTCTCATATTGTTTGGTTAAATAATAAAAATCTGCAGATGTTGTACCAACTCCTGCCACTGAAAGTTTAAAGTTGTCTTTATCAACAACGGTAACATAATATTGCTTTTCAGTGGAGAGACCAGTTACAGAAGTTCCATCAACAGAGTATGTTATGATCTCTCCATTTCTGTATTCGTGATCAACAATGTTAATAGTATTAAGTGCAGTAATAATTCCAACTGTGCCACAGGTTCTCTTTTTGGTTTGATACCCTTCTCCCGAATCAGTAATAACAACAGAATTTAAAATCGCCTTTCCATTTAAAGAAACAAAAGCATGATTACCAATACCATAGTCGTCGATGACTACTGTGTTAATTCCGGTTATTACATCATTTAAATTTTTGTGCAATTTAATAGTTTGTGGGTCAACAACTGATACGTGATAAACTGCATCTGTTGATAATCCAGAAAGAGCTTTTCTGCCAAATGTTTTATAGGTGACTCTTTCGCCGTTTCTAAATTTGTGGTGAGTTGAAAATCCTACTCTACCAATAGTTGAAGTTGAACCAATTCCAATAGATCCAATTCCAGTTGAATTAAAAATAACTTCATGAGGAACTGTTACCAACTTCGCTTGAGCGGTTGCTGGTCTGATTGGATTTCCTCCAGAAATCTTAATTGTTGGCACATCAATATAGTCGAATCCAGAGTCTAATACACGAATTTCTTCAAACTTACCTCTAATCGACGGGAATCCCGTAGCTCCACTACCTACAGTAAATCCCTCTTCATTAATATCTTTGATTCTTAAAGTTGGTGGACTGACAACATCATAGTTTCTTCCCCCAGAAACAACATCAATTTTCTCAATTCTACCAAAGTAAAGATCATTTCTTGACTTATAATTTAATATCTCAACGCCATTGATTAATATACCAGTATAACCAGCTGGTGTTTCTGTCCGCTGTATATCAACAACTGGATTTGAAAGTTCTCTCAGTAATTTCTGTGGTTTTATAATTCTTCCTTTAAAATCATATTTTTCAACAGTATGATTGTTAATTGTTACTTCTACAATTGATAAAGATACTGTTGCAAAGATATTGTTGTAAAGATTTGATGGACTCTTTGCAAGTTTAATATTATTTTCATCAACTCTCTTTACGAAGTAAAGACCTTCGGAAAATCCAAGACTACTAACTACATTTCCTTCAGAATCTTTTTCGGGAGTATAGTAAATTGCATCTCCCGTGAAATAGTTGTGGTCAACTCGATCAGTAATTTTGAAAGTGTCGTTTCCAGAAATAAATGTGCCACTAAAGGTATACTTTTGAAGTTTAGGATTTAACTTAAATCCTGCAAATGCTGGTAAAGAAGGTGATGCTACAAGATTTTTACCTGAAGTACTGTCAATATAAACATTTTGGACATTTGCAGTAATATCATTCAAATTTGTATGCAAATCAGAATCGCACTTAGAGAGTTCTCTTGTTACTCTAATAATTTGGTCTGGATTGGATACACCAAAACCTCTAATTAAGCAAGTTGTTTCATTAAAGATTTCTTGAACAACAAATCCAAATATTTTCTGACTTTCATTATCAGTTAAACTTAAATTATCTCCAATACGAAGAAGATTAATGTCTTTTGTGTTTAATCTGTAAGTTCCGTTAACAGCATCAATCAAAGTCATTGATTCAACTTCATAAAAAGGTGCTGTATTGAACAACCAGTTGTTTGCTCTTACATCATTTTCTGCAATTCTTCCAAGAGACTTAATTTTGACCCTCGATCCGGCTTTTTGGCTATAAGTAACGTTTGGAATTTCTAGATCATTCAGTACAGATCTAATTTTTACACGAATTCCATCAGTTCTTCCCAAACCAGCAGAATATGCATATGTATTCTGATCAATGTCGGTGCCATCAGCAATTGTTGCATCAATACCAACAACTCCCAAGAACTGGTTGACAGTTTTTGATGAATATGTTACAATACCAACTGTTGTATTTTCATAAGTAAAGGTTAGAGACCCTGTTTGTGGAAATCCTAGAGTTGAGTCTACGATAATGAAAGACTGACCTACTCCAACTTCACCAATACTCTTTGTTTTTGCGTGAACTGAAAATTGATCATATAATAGATCAGATGTTCCAGTGTTTTGAATATAAGAACCATCGATCCCTAATCTATAGTATGAATCTGTTAAGACACCGACAGTAATTCTCTCCACATTTGCAACTGGAGATGATGCTCTAGGAATATTTTCAAAAGGATCTTGAAACAAAGTATTATTAACAAGATCTAAAGGATCTCCAGAAATTGCTTCTACAATAATACTTCTTTGTTTTCTGAAATTAGCATTAGAAGCAGATATCACATAGTCCCTAGGGCGAATGACCTCTACATCGACCCCATAGAGTGCTTTGAAGAGGATTTTGAAGGAGACATCTGTCCCCCTGGTTGTATAAAAATCTCTTGAATGACGAATAAACTCTGCATCATTCAGAGACTCTGCTAAATCTCTATTTTCTATTCCTGGCAGATACTGTCTCTTAAGTTTCTTTAAAAATTCATCTAAAAATAAAGAACTTAAATTTACAACTCTTGAACTTTCTGAATGATCTGCCGACTCTGATGTTGAAAAAACTAAATCTTCTGGTACATCTGGATTTCTAAAAGATGTAATTCCACTAAATCCACGAATACAACCAGTAAAACTATTTGTAGTAATTCCCGTATATGTAACGATCTCATCATTGATTTTCAAGAGACCATAGCTGTTAGGAAACCCACTAGTGTTCTCAACATTGATCGTAGTTGAAGTGAATCCAATATCGGATGTTAAAGAAGTAAATCCTACAGTATTTGCACACTCATTTAACTTGATATAAGAGTCAATATTTGTAACCAAATCAATTGGGCCACCTTGATACTCTTGACCTCTATAATATTGGCTCAGGAAGTCCCCGATGAGAGTAAATTCTTCCCTCACATAAGAAGGTAACTGATTTTTTACGATTTGATTAAATTGAACTCTTTTTTCCGACATCTCTTTTATCTTAAAATAATTTTATTAAGGGTTAAATGATCAATATGCATTGTTATTTACATCCCGATAACTAGCACTCTTTGTATAACTTGATCCAGAAGTGTCAGATCCAGAACTAATTTCATCAACAATCATTTCCACGTTACTAGTATCTAGTTGCAAATAAAGATCCTGCAATCCAATCACGTCATTGGAATGTGGAATGGCATAAATCTCCATAATTTGTTGCCCAAACTTAGTTTTTCCAGAAACAATGTTGATTGGGTTAAGTGTGATTCTCCCCGTTCTATAATTAATTCGTCCAATATCTTTTCGTCTAATAGTTGGCGCGGTAGCCCCAGCAACAGGTAATGAATATAGAACAATTGTTCCAGTCAATCTGTCAACATTTGGAATATCTCCAATATAAACATCATCGCTTATATCCAAAACCTTGAATGCGCTTGATTTAATATTGAATCCTGCCATAGAAGTAATGTGAAACTCATTACCAAAATCAATGGCATATTCTGCAAAAGAATTTATAGCCAAACCCAGATCCCTTCTCATTCTTAACGTTGTAATATTCGAAGTAATGGATGGATGACTTTGATCAATGATTCCCAAGAATTTGCTGTACTTAAATCTTGCACCATATCGATTTAATTCAGTAGATTCTTTATATTTGGATATTGTAGATTGAACCACGGATGAAACATAAGGAACATTCGGAGCTAAATTGCTATTGTAATAGACCTTGCTCTCAGTTTCAATATAAAGATATTTAAGATCCAAAATTTCAGCAACAATACCAGCAACCGAATATTTTTTCAGATCTCTTTTAATGTTTTGTTTAATGGAGTTCGGAACAAAATCACCATTTCTTGGTTTAATGCTAACAAAGACCTTTCCATATTGTGGTGGAACCAAATCTTCTCCACCAAAAACGGTAATTGATTCCGCCTCGGGATAAATTTTGTTTGGAATCAAAGTCTCATAATCTGCAGATGTCAGAGCTCTATTTTGTGTTGAATATTGAACTGGTGCAAACTTTTTAATTGAATCAATACTTTCAATTGGTTCTCCACCACTTGCTGGACCAAAAGTGGTAATCAGAGAAATTCCAGAAGTAACTGTGTACAGGATTGAATTGCGAACATAATTTAGTGTTCCACTAAAAGCAAAATTATTTAATCCATTAGCAGAACTTCCAGAAGTTACAATATAGGAAACTTCAACTACATTTCCATTTTCCAGTTTCTTTCCAAAAATTCCATCTCCAAAAACAATTTCATATTGCTCATTTTCAATCTCTTGTATGAAATAGACTGGTGATGATCCAGTAATTGTTGATCCACCATTCTCAGTGAACAAATCATCTTGCCGAGTATACTTAACTGAGGTTGTAGATGTCTCAGATTCCTTTACAGACACCTTAATGGTGTCTAAATCAATTCCAATGTTGTCTAAAATAAATCTTTGTTGCAAATTTCGGTCATTTTTAGTAAATGACTGATTGATCATAGTTCCTTCATAGACTTCTAAATCATTGAAATCAGCAAACCCATCAATTACTGGGACAGTTACGTCCTCAGTAATACCAAAAACAAAAGATTCGCCGCCAAATTGAAGACCAGATGCTGCTACCGGTCCTTTTTTAAGGATAAGTGAGGATGGTGTTGGAAATATATCAGTTGTATCAACAAAAAAGCTAATTGTGGAGCGTGAAGCTTTTCTAGATCTTGGAAGATATCCAATATTTCTTGCAAGTGCAACAACATTTTCTCTCAATGTTGCACTATCAATGAATACTTCATTTGCCACCATGTTGGCATTGTATGAAGTGATGTAAGTATTGTACGATAAAACGTCTAAAATCGTCGATAAGTTAGAACCCTCAAAATCATAATCCGTAAAATTCGAATTTGATTTGAGATAATCTCTAAGTGTGGTTTTTATCTGGTCAAAATCTAGACCAGTGAAGTTTTGAAGGGACATTTATCGTGATGGCAGCAAAACAAACTCTAATTGTTGGGCAGGAACATCAATTCCAACAATCCTATAAACAAGTGTGACGTTAAATTCATTGTTTTCATAGTTTGGTTCGACTTTAACATCAATAACCTGGACTCTTGGTTCATAATTTCGAATTGAATTCTCGATTTCATCACGAAGAGACAATGCAGTCAGGTCATCCATGTTGTCAAAGAGGAGTCTAGAGACTCCAGAACCAAAATCTGGATCAAAAAACTTCTCTCCAGGAGAAGTTAGGATGATATTACGCACTGAGCGGGCAATTGCGGTCTGATTTTTCAACGCAATCAGGTCGCTATTCAGGGGATTAGCCTGAAAGGTCATACTGACATCTTTAAAAGACTGACTTACCCGCTCTAAAGGCATTCTAAATTAAAAATTTACAAATTCTATCTTATTTATCAGGGATTTTTGACCTCATAGAGGGGTTCTGTTCCATATTCCCAATCATCATAGTCATCATCATTGCGAATTTTTTCATGAATTTCATTTTGAAGGTGAAAATCATGTTTTTTTGGTGTCAAATCGTCATTTGCAATCTCACGAAGCATCTTTTGGTGCTGTTTATTAGCTAGATTGTCTAGAAAATCGTGCATTTTTACTCCTGATTTTGTTAAATCAGAACTTTTAGAGGGGTTTCTATCCCTAATCGGCATTAATACATCGTGGATTGCAAGGATTTTCGCCACAATTGGAACAAATTTCACGCTCTTGTGCCGTTTTCCAGAAATATTCATCTTCACGACCCATTCCAAGACGTTCAAATCCGTTTTCAACTTGATAATATTGTGTAGAAACCTTGAAATCTGGCATTTTTGGCTCGACTGGTGTCAAACTATTGTCAAAAATACGCAATCGATTGTTGGGATACAGTGCATATTGACCATTATTCAGTTCAATAAGATTATGAGACTTGTGCTCAGCAGGATTTTCACTGGTTGCATAGTCAATAACATCTGCATCTTGGTGGTAATTATCAATTGTACAAATATAAGTGCCTTTTTGAGTACCATAATCACGAGTATAACACTCAAAATCCATACTTCCAATGAATTTTTTATGAATTGATACAACACCATAATCCATACAATTCCAGAATTGTAGGTTGGGCAGGTTCATATCAGGCGAGGGGGTCTCGGGACGTGTTACAAAGGCACTGATGGGCAGTTTATCGTACATTGCAGCATACTCTGGTAAGTATGTCTCAAAATAAAAAGCGCGTCCAGGAA